AAGGAAGTGAGAAAACTCCAACCAAGAAAGAGGTCATACCAACCAAAGGCAATTACCGTCTGGTAAGTGTTCTGAGGAAGTTCTGAGTCTCTCTCTGTTGAGTGGATAAGGCAGTTAGGTTCAACCACTTGGTTGAGCCCATACCCGGAATCTTCCATTGAAAGTCTTGAAGACCGACAACGGGAGGCTCCGTTAGCCAAACCCTATCAACATATCGTCGTTGGAGGATGTGATTAGACAACGCACCTGTCGCACTGTAATCTCGCACAGTACTGTCCGGCTGAGTAGTAGTGTTTCTATAAACCCTACTAAAAGCGGTCTCCATCGAGCCTATCCTTAGATAGTCTCGACTGGTCCACTTAACGCCAGAAGTATTGGTTGAGAAAGCATCGATTAAATTGCCAGTATTGGTAAAGTAATCGGCTACGAACGAGTACGGAATCAGCTCCCACGCAGTAGGGACGAAACTCCTGAGACCTATTCCTAGGTTTTCAGTAGTCCAATCCTTCCCAGTGAGGGCTGCCCTGTACGCTTGGCCATAGTAACGAACAAAGGCTTTCGTCTTTGTCCGTTCCTTCATATACACGATCCAGGGTCCGTTCTGAGTACTGTACTCCAGAGACCATGAGGATGGCTCAAATTCGACTTCACTTGATCCGTATACGCGCTCGAAAGAGTCCTCGTATCGTTCAAGTTGGTCGTTTAAGAGCTGTCCAATGCCTCCGATGTCATTAATCAGCGGTGCCCAGCCATACATGTATTCAAGCCAAGTCCCACTAATCATGCTATTGAGTCCGGGAAGTGAAGATCTATTGGCCCGTTTCTTGACGGTCCGCATATAGTCTCCAAAACCTTTACCCAAAGCACTCATAGGGTGGCGTAGCATGCGAACAGTCTCACCAAGCTCTCCTAGGAACGTGAGCCCTTGGAAGGACTCATAATTCTTTCGTACTTGCTTGAGAAACTGCAGTTTCGCGTCTCTATCGGCATCGATCAGGGATACGGAGCTGGGATCTGGAGGTGGATTCCTTGTCCAAGGAAACATACCTCTAAATTCCCAATACATGTCTCTCCACGGATTACCAGCAACTTTCGGGTTTTTGGCCTGATACCTAATGGCAAAATTGTTTTTGGAACCGTCCTTCTCAATCGCGTACTTCGTACCGTAAAGGTTCGTAGTAGCGTTGAGATGGTTTCGGATCCGCCAACGATAATTCCAGTCGGTAGGCTGAGCCCTTTGTTGACTATTGGTGTACTTAGTAGGCCAGGAAGTATTAAACTTCTTGGTCCACCCATACAAAATTACCACGGCACCGGACCAGACGATTAAGTCTGCTCGGTCCTCGTAGTAATTAGTAAACTGTACATCAGCAGTTTTGGTAACGTAGACAATTGACATGGATTTTGCCCCTTCGAGGTTAGTGCAGCGAATACCGGAAAGTCAAGACTTTAGGTCCTGACGAGCCGGCATGAGCTAAACTAACGCTCTACCAAGACCAACGTGACTAACGTCACTGGAGCGGCGCACCTTTTGGGGTGCG